AGAATAACAATCAACCTGTTCAGATTGCGGAAAATCAACAGTTTCAGGTCGGCTTTGTCGATGGACAAAATTTCTATGTATATACTCAGGGAACCAATGAACTATTGGTGATGGGTGAGGATCAAGGGTTTTCTTTTACATCTCCTATATCAATAACCATTATTAATAATATTGCAATTGTTCTTGATAAAGACACTGGTGAATGGGCAATATCAGAGCCAAATCAAATGCTTTTGTTTCCAGCACTTGATGGCGAGCAGAGAATATCAAGCGCATTGGGTGGGGCTAGAACATTAAACACTATAAACGATAATCTTTACATTTTTGGATCAACTGGAGTTGAAAAATGGATTCCAAGCTCCGGTAATAGCCCTTATCTTTTTCCATTTGCAAAAGACAACAGCTTTAGGATTGATTTTGGCGCAATTTCAGTTAATGGGTCAGATCAAGGATTTAGTGAACTGTATTTTGTATCATCAAATCTAATTCCAATGGTTTTAACGAGTGGTGGAGTTCAGCCAATCGGCGGAACTGGAATGGCAAAAGTATTTTCAAAATACCCAGACAATACTATATTAACATGTAATTTTTATAAGTTTCTTGGTAATTATTTTTTCCATGTTTACTTCCCTGTATCAAATATATCGTGGGTATATTGCACAAATTCAAAAACATGGTCATTAACAGATGATCATGTTGTCGCATCTGTTACTCGCGAAAATGTAGTAGCTGATCGATCTGGTATTTTTATGTTAACAGACGATGATTCATTCGCAGTAAGCAAAAAAAGAGAGTTTCAATCAAAAAGATTGACAGACTATAAGGGTACAGAAACTTACAGGATGCTGTTGAACGCAGTAGAAGCAAGAATAATACAGGGATATAAGCAGTTATCAACGGTTGAGCCTCAACACTTAAGATTAAACATTTCACTTGATTCCGAGAAATGGCTAAATCCTGTCCCAATGCCAATTGGAAATACTGGCGAGCGAAATGCGGTAACAATTTGGAGAACAAATTTATCTAGTCATGAATTTACTGTAAATCTTCAATACCAAGGCCAATATAGAGTAACCATTGAGAAGTTAACAGCAATTATTAAATAGGAGATATGTTATGCAAGAGAATGAAAGTCAGGAATTAGACAACGAAGAATTACCGGAATCGGTTGTTTCTCAACCTGAAAGAGATATAGAAAAAGAAAAGCTAGAAGCGTCAATTAAAAATAGATTGAAAGTTGAAAGGCAAAAAACAGAAGCAGAAACAAAGAGAGCTGAAGGATTAGCAAAACAACTTAATGAGCTTCAGAGGAAATTCGAGTCAGGAAAAGCTACGTCAGAAGAATCTGCTGAATATGTTTCTACAAATAATGTAGAGCAGGAAGCGAGAAGCAAAGGAATCCCGCCAGAAGCTTTGCCTGGTATTATTGAAGAACATCTTCAGATACAAAAGCTTCAGACGAATGTTGCTGATGCCGCTGAAAAAGACCCTGAACTAAAGTCCTTACTTAATGACCCAAATTCGTTAAAAAAAGTTTCAGAAGAAGAGCTGATGCTGTTGAAACATCTTGATAACGCGCCAGCAGTTTTCAAGCATTTACTTAAAGACCCTAGAGATCTTCAAACATTTAAGGCGGCGGAAAGAGCATGGGGGAATGGAGACGGAGGCGTTGCATTTATGACATTCATCAACAATTTAAGCCGACAACTTGACTCAACTGCAAAATATCCTCATCCGCCAAGATATACGCCTTCTGTTAGCTTGGATGATGTTGGTGCGCCAGATTCATTTAATCTTGAAAATTATATTAACGATAACTTTTAATTGACAATTTAATTTATGTCTGATACATGTGAATTAATAATAAATAATCAGTCTTCCTTAGACTATAAATAAGAGGGCTCGTGCCATCGTCACCTCAGAGACGTTAAATCTGACGCCTTCCTAAGGCGTTAACGAAGAGGGCTTAGGCCGTCGTCTTATAGCAAGACGTTAAAAATGCAGATTTTACTCAATCTCAATTTAACGTTTTACTAGGAGACATTTGTGTCTAACCAACAACTATTTTCAAATCTTATCGCCCATTCTCAAACTGACTTTTTTGAATTAAAAGACCCTATTTACGCAACCTGTAACAAAAAATACCAAGGCATGTTTGAACAAAAAGAATATGCTATCGGTGGAAGCGTTGATATTAAAATTCCTGGCTCCCCTGAAGTTCAGACTGGTTTAGTTGTTACGGCGACAGATATACAGGATTTAACTGTAAGCTACACAATCACTGAAGATGACATCTTGAGCGTTACTCGTAACTTAAACTCAGATGAGGCATTATTCAACATCATCTCAAGCGACAAAGCATTGACTGATCAGCAGCAAAAAGCTGTAGTCGATAACTACGGATTCCCAGCGTATCAAGCATTGGCCGCAAAAGTTGCAGAGCGTTCCGCAACTGAAATGCTGACAAGCGCTTATCTGACACCTATTGATGGCATTGAAAAACTTAAACCATTAAATAACTATGATGCAGTTGCAAGCATTGAAACCATGGCTGAAGATTTACACTTCGGCAATGAACGTTATTTGATGATGAACACAAGAGATTCTCAGCTTGTGTCAAGCTCATTACAAAATATGTTCAACCAATCAATAAACGAAAAGATCACAAAAACAGCACGTGTTGGTGGAGCTGAAAAAGGTCGATTAGCAAACTTTGACGTTTGGAGATCAACCTCATTAAGACGTCATACGGCAGGTGTTAGTGCTGGTCTTGCTGGAATAACAGTTACAAGCGTAGCAACTGGCGGAGCATCAATTGTGCTTGCTGGCGTTGCATCTTCCACAGCTGTTCTTGTTAAGGCTGGTGATTTGATTTCTATCCCAAGCGTATATCTTTGTGACGACATTAGTCATTCTGAAATTCCTTGGAGATTAGTTGTTAAAGCTGCTGAAGACGCAGTTGGTGATGGTGCAGGAAACGTTTCAGTTACCCTGTCATTCCCATTGATGGCATCAGGCGAGCATCAGAACGTCATGGCATTACCAGCACCAGGTGCAGCAGTTGATATCTATCCTTCTTATGATCAGAACTATGCGTATATGCCAGCTGGCATGAGCGTTGTTGCATTGAAAATGCCTCCTATTTATGGCGCAATCAACTCTGATACAAGAAATAAGACAGCAAAATTGAGTCCTGGATTTCCTGTGCACGTAACAATGCAGGGCGCATCTTTGGCTCTTTCAAATAACTATCGTATTTACACTTTAGTTAAGACAAAGGCTTTTGCTCCTTACATGCTCACAATTCCAAGTGCTGCATTGTAAAAAAACTTTAGGGGCGTATTTTGTGCGCCCCTCTAACTTATTTCGAGGATTAAGAAATGTCCGCATTGCAGCTAACACCAAAGGGATGCACATATTTAAGAACTGATATTTCAGAACAACAGCTTAGCCAGAATTCAATTGAGCTTACGCTTGATTCTGATAACGCTGTCGCTACATCAGATACTCCAAAGTTGAAACTTGATGGTACCGGAAGAGCATATTTAACTGGCGCAATTAGACTTGCTGCTGGCTCACCAACTGCTGGAGATACGTTATTTACATTGCCAAGATGGGTTATACCGGAAAAAGATTTTTTCTTAACGGCATTGAAAGAAGCAACTGGAACGGGTGTATTCTCTGGAGCTGGCGTAAATATTTTAAATGATTCTAGCGGCGTAGAGGGCGCAACGGTTGATATTCCTGGCTCATATCAAACAATGCCAACAATTGGCCTAACAGGGAACGGTTCTGGTGCTGTATTGGTTCCACGAGCATACGCATTAAGTGCCACGCTTCTAGGAAATCCTACCGGAGATACAAGCAATGCTCCAGGTGATCTTATAACTCTCGCAGATAGTTCATCTACAGAAATTGCTACTGTGTTGAGCGTAACAAATACTGGCGTATATTCAGCGACCATCACAGCTGGCGGAACTGGTGGAACACCCGGGACACAAACTGTAACAGGTACAACTGGTACTGGCACAAAGTTTACGGCTAGCGTAACAGTTTCTGGCGGTGGCGTTATAACAGCCATTCTATCAATAGTCAGTGCCGGTGTTTATACCGTAAACCCAACATTATTGACGGCTGAACCAGTGACTGGTGCAAGCTTAGTTGGAGCAACGCTAAATATTCATATGAAGCCAGTAACACTTGCCGTGCAAACAGCTGGTAGTTATTTGAATTTCTCAACTCCAATTTCTCAAAGTGGAACCGCAAATCCATCTGGAGCAGGTGGTTGTACTTTCAGCGTTTTATGGGGTCTTTTATCTTTAACGGCAACATCTGCTGGCACAGGATATGACGATACATCTGGAATAGCGATAACTGGTGGTGGTGGCTCTGGCGGTGGTGCTGCAACATTGATTCTATCTGATGTTGGAACAGTAGCGTCTCAATCAACTGGTGTGTTGGCTATATCTGCATCCACAAATGATGTGTTGCACTTAGATGGTGCCGTATTTTTTGTTAAGTCATATTGAGAAATGAATGAAGGTACAGCAAATATTGACCAATGCAATATACGATTCCTTGCAAGATAGGAAGTTCGAGAAAATTGTTGACGGTGGATATTTGCTGGCTGCCCTTAATCATCTGAATAACATATTGGATGAATGGAAAGATTTAATACCATACGCAAGCAGCGCGACATTTACGAACGTTGAAAATCTTGAAAATACAACTTTCGTAGAGGTTGATTCTGTGGCATTTGTGATCAACAGGTCTTCCAATATTTTAACGTCAAGGACTTTGAGTGAGTTCAGAGAGATTCAGGATGTTATTGGTCTTGTTGGATACCCAGAGAGCTATTATTTTGATCAATTGAATCAAACGTTAGAAGTTTACCCAAAGCCATCAACATTTCCATATCAGTTTATTGTTGATGGCCGAATTTCTGTTGTTGATCTGGGACAATTTGACGATGTTCCTGCACGCCTAACAAGATTTATGCAGACTGCTTTAACTTATGAAATAGCTTTTAGATTGTCTGCTGACTATGGTGCTGAATGGGACGGAAAAAAAGAATCATTAAGGACAGGAACGTTTCAATCATTAAGGAATAAGAAATCAATTGATCTTCGTCCGAAATCAGAAAGTGTTTTTGGATTACCAAACACCAGAAATACTGCTCCATTTCCAACTTGGTATTACATGAGCGGAGGAACCTAAAAATGGCAGACATGCAACCGGTTAATATTCCAAAGCCTCCCGCTAATGCGCATGTTGATGATCTGCATCAGTGGGCAACATCTTTAAATATTTGGCTTGGCCAAAATATGGGTTCAGGGCTGCAGACAACACTATTGTCATCAAATCAACTTGCTGATGTTACCGAAAAAAAGGATGCAGCAAAGATTTTTTACAACAATGACACCCATACTTTCCATGCTTCCGTTATTGACTCCGGAAATTTGGTTGTTAAGCAATTTACTTTAACTTAAGTTTTATATGGCGTAAATATTATGGCTCTTAATTTGGAAGACCCAACTGGCGGATTTTTAGACCCATTGGGATTCTTTGATAAAGACAAAAGCAATCCTTATACAAGCAATAAGGCAGCTTTTGACGCCTACGCACAGGCAATGAAGGATGCGGCATCTCGATATAACGGATATATAGACAGAGGAAATCAAGCTGGAACGACAGCACTTGATGAATATAACAAAAACATAGCAGACCCAAATGCTTTGCAGGACAGAATAGCGTCAGGATTCAATGAGTCGCCTTACCAAAAATACATGCAGGATTTAGTAACTAAAAGACTAAATTACAATTCAGCAAACTCTGGAATGCAGGGAAGTGGAGCAGCTAATCGCGCATTGATGGAGGAGCTTACAAAAAACACTGGTCAATTCCAAAACGAATATATCAATAGAGGACTTGGAGTTTATGGACAAGCTCTTAACGGATTGAGTCAAACGAGTGAGCTTGGATTTAGAGGATTAAACTCACAAGATGCTTTGCTTCAGGAAGCTGCTGGCGGAACTCTAAAAGGAGAAATGGGAGATAACGAAGTCAATGATAAAAACAGGGCAGCAATAGCAGCTAGAGAAGCTGGAATGAAGGGAAATATCATGGGAGCCGTTGGCGCAGTTGCGGGTACTTATTTTGGCGGTCCTCAAGGCGGTCAAGCTGGAATGCAAGCAGGTCAGGCATTTGGTCAGGGGTCTGCTGCAGGAAAATATCAAGGTCAACAGCAAAACATGGGTCAATCTAGCGGGGGCGGTGGATTTTCCTCTTCAAATTACCAGGGTGGTGGCGTAAACACTGGAAATTGGAGTTACTAATGGCCGGCTCATACGGAATATTAAATGTAGACCCTTTAGGCTTTAAGCTCGACAAAGAGGTTTCGCCATTTGATAAGGCTCTAAGCACTGCTGGCAGCTTGTACGATATTTTCGGAAAACATTACGAAAACAAATTGCGAGGATCTGAAGCGAATATCAAAAATCTTGAGGCACAACAAAAAGCCTCTACATTGCCAGGACTTATTGAATCAATAAATGCAAAGAGCGCAGCCGACACAAAATTCTATCCCATGCAGCAGGAAGCTAATCTTGGCCATACTAATGCCACTATAAAAGAAGTGATGTCTAAAACTGGTTTAAATTATGCGGAAGCTAAGGCAGCTATAGCTCGATCAACTGATTCGTACGCTTCAGCAAACCTTCATAATGCAAATGCAAGGAACGCAGGATTATATGGAAATGCCATTGATCAATATTATAAAGATCAGAAATTTGGAAGCAAAAGAAGTGGTGCTGGAGGCACATATATCGACCAAGAAACTGGAAAAGAGATTTCTACGCCAACAAACGCCGTAACTACGCAAAACCAAAAAGCAATTATGGCAGATGAAAGAGTAAAGCCATTGATTCAAGATTTGATTAAAAATGATACTCAATTTGCAACAGCAAAACAACAGGGAGCATTGGGTCTTCAGAGAGCATCAAATTATCTATTTGGGACAGACTATGAAAAACCGAATCAATACGCGCAAGCACAGCAAGATATAAGCCTTGCGCCAGAATCCATGCTTAAGGCATATGGGCTGAATGTTACAGACAAATCATTAGATACTATGAGGGATGCGGTAAAACGTGTGCCAGGAGAAAGCAATAAAGGAAGAGAGCGGCGTCTATTGGGGCTATTGAAATCCATGTCTCAAAATCAACAAGAGGCTAGGAATGCTCAATCTCAAGGTATTGACGTAACGCCACAGCAACCGCCAGTTGCTCAAGGATTTAACGGGAATCCAGATTTACCGCCTCAGCAGCAGGGTCAACAACAGCCACAAATACAAGCCACAAAACAACTGGGTGATTCTGAGTACGTACAAATTAACGGTCAATGGTTCCACAAATGAAGCCAGTAACTGACCCATCCATATTGGCGCAATTAAATGGCGTAAATCAGCAGCATCCATCTGCCCCACAAGGTTTGATGCCAGTAGAAGACCCTGCAATATTGGCTCAGCTTAATGGTAGTGGTCAGCCACAACAGTCTCAGCCTCAAGCTGAAGCGCCTCAAGAAGAAGGTTTTCTCAAAAAAGCATATTCACCATATCTTCATGCGCTTGCCGGATTAGCGACATCTGGGAGAAATACTCAAAACAACTTACAAGATTCTATGAGTGGTGGCGGAATAAATGATGTCATGGGTGAAATAAAAGGATTAAAGGATGTTAGAAGACCTGAATCAGACAAAAATTACGATTACTACAAAGCAATGGGATTAAATGAAAATCTTGCTGACAAAATTGGTGTTGGCGCGTTAGATTTTGCTCCTTATATGATTGGAGGCTCTGGACTGGCCAAAGGTGCAGGTAAATTAATTGCGGAATCTCCAAAGCTTGCTGAGAAAGCAGCCGAATTTTCGGCGAAAAACCCTTACTCTTCCGCATTTATTAAAAATATGGCGGAAAACGTTCCTGCTGGGGCAGCATTTACGGCTGCAAACAAAGGAAATCAAGGAGAATCCTTAGCCGCTTCTACAGCAGCAAGCGCACTGCCTGTTGCATTGCAGCCTTTGATTAAGTACGGCGCAAAACAATATGCTCAAAGCGCGATACCTAAATTCACAGAAAAAGCTACAGAGAAGCTTAGAGAATTACTGCCCGCTGGTGTGTATTCAAAAAAACTAGAAGATAAATTTTTAAATGCCGTTGTAACCAATAAATCTAATTGGCAGGGATTAGATAAAACAGCAGAAAACCTTGATAAAAATGTTCTGCGCAGAACACCAGAAGAAATGAAATTAGCTGAAGTCAATAAGCTTGGCTCTAAACTTTTTGATAAATCACAAGGCGATATATCGCCTGTTGCAAAATCATTACAAGAAGTTGACAGCAAATATTTCAATCAATCTCCATATTTAAATTATATTGAAAAGTTTAATGAGAAAGTAAAAGGATTAGAGCCATCCATGCAGGCTCCATATAAGCAAGCTATTGGCGTAGCAGAAAAAGCAGGTGAAATGGCTCCTGAAAGCTTTGCTGGAGCAGTCGCCGCAAGAAAAAACATAAACCAATCGATGAAAGACTATCTAAGTGATGGCGGAAAAGCGATTAACCCCGCTAATAGACAATCAACAGAATTTTTAAAAGGTCTTAAAAACACAATAAAAGACGATCTTGTTGATGCGAACAAAGACAAGGTTGGCGCAGAAGCATTAACTGGATTTAAAAACCAGTGGGAAGCCGCAAATAAATCTCATCAAGACGTATTGAAGTTTAACAAATCTCCTCAAAAAATGACTGGAATAGAAGAAGAAGGGAGAACAGTCAGGAATGCGTTTAAAGCCTCTCTGCCTAAAAACATGGGCGGCGAAGGAATCCCGCTTGACCCAGCAATCATTGGAAAATATGCGCCTACATTGTCCCCGAGCGGGGCGAAAGGCATTGAAGGAATAAAGCAACTTGAAACGCTGCTTGGTGACAAAAAATTAGCCAGAGACGCAATAAAAGCTCACATATTTCAAAAGCAATTAACAAATGGCGCAAACACAATTGATGCTCCGGCTAAATATGCTCAGCTCTCTTCTGCTCAGAAAAAAAGATTATTTGGAAATTCAGAAGAAGGTAAGTATCTCGAAGCAATAAATAAAACAAGGCTCGCTTTTAACAGAGAGCCAGCAAAAACAGCAGAAGGGATGGGATTCAATAGGCACCTAACAGGTATGGGCGCGCCAGCTTTACTTGGATTTGGTGGCTCATATTACGGTGGGGATTCATGGGACAAATCCTTGATGCATGGAATAGAAGCAGGACTGGCGGCAAAAGTCGCGGGCTCCGTCGCAGGGAGATTTGCTACACCAAAATCAGTTGAAAGAGCTATTGCAATGAAATCAATGCAGCCAACCAGCGGTAGATACCTAAACTTAGCAGCACAAAATCTTATTAACGAACAGAAAAAGGACAGATCATAATGGCCACTTTTTATCCAATCAATACGCCTCTTATCAATTACTTTTTTTATAAAGCCCCGTTCATTAATGACGCTTATTCGTTAACGAATTTAACGGTTCTTGCTGGTGGCTCTGGATATGCGGTAAATGACATTGTGATTCTTGATGGAGGAACTTATACAAATCCTGCCGTGATAAAAGTTACTGGCGTTACAAGTGGCGAGATAACGTCATTTGATATTACTAGCAACGGAAAATATAGTGTATCTCCTACGACATTGACGCAACTGTCAACAAATGGGGTGGGTACTGGCACAACTTTTAATGGGCTGGCATTTACACCAAACCTTTATCCAATCGGCCCAAATGTTCCACTTTCTGGTGGTTTTATTTATTTCTATGAAGATGAAAACAGAACTGTACAAGCAAATACTTATTCTGATGTTTCTGATTCATCAAATCCTGTAATAAACACAAACCCAATACAGCTTGGGACTTCCGGTGATTTCCCGCCAATATATATGGAAGACAGATTTTATTACATAGTTATTACAGACAATACCGGAGACCAAGCAAACCCCGTTGAGGTATTGGAGCATTACAACCCGTCAGAAGTGGTGAATCAGCCTAGCGCATTTAATGACAATTTTGTGGTAAACCCTCAATTCAATTATCCAATTACATTTTATAAGACAACCGATGAGGAGGGTGAGATTACAGATGACACAACGATTGTTGCATGGGGGTGGGAATTCTTACAAGACGAAGAAACCGACAGCAAAAATTATATAACATTCGAAGACGTTGTCGGCCAAGGTATAGAAGGAAACCCAATTAAACAGATAATATTAAATTGCGAGGACGCAAGTTCAGAAGAAACTTTAAAAGACTTTCGATCATATATTGGAAAGGTTGATTTTTATTCTGGTCAATCATTAACTTTTAGCGCGCAAATGATAAGTTTACGTCTGGTTCCTGCGCCAGTAAAGATATTCATTGAACTTTTCTATGGTATTGGCGGATCACCCACTGAATTAATAGAATTGACAAGCTTCACTGTTGGCGTAACGAGACAAAAATTTGTTCATTCATTCTCTGTCCCATCAATAGATGGAAAATTAATTGGTACAGGAAACTATATGGCAATAAGGATTCAGCCATCAATAAATGCCGTCTGCCTTGTTGGAATAACAAACGTTTTGGTCGCTCCCGGTGTTCAGCCGTCTGCAATATTTAATAATGAGGCTACCGGATATTCAAAAGCATTAATATTGGGAGAGTCAACAGACATAAGCGGAGCTGGATTAATACAAAACTATTCTTCTTATTATTATAATGACGGAAAAATATTTCCATATTCAGATACTGGAACAATTTTTCTCCAGCCAAAAAACGAGGTTACTCCTTATAGGCTTTTGTGTGACGGAAGTTCTTTATTGGTAAACGGTTATAGCGATACAGATATTCCATACAGAAGACTTTACGATGTGATAGGTCTTGAGTTTGGAGGCGGTGGCGATATTATATGCGGAGTAAGGGGAAAAGAAGTTAGCTTTGAAAGTGCTGCTGGCGCAAGAGCAAAAACAGCTTATACGGCTGGAACAACAACTTTTGCTGTTGCTAATCCATTTCTAGGATTGGACATGGGTATAAACATTGTAAACAACAATGATTATTCTGTTACAGCTACATTTGTTGATAATTTTGCAGCCGATCAAACCGTCCCCAATTTTTTTGGCTCATATACTTTCCTTGCCCCATCTTCATTATTGCCTCAGGCAGCTGCCTATTGGGGAACTGGCGGTGGAGAGATCAATGCAGAAAATATTACAATAAATACAACTGCGCCAGGAAGCGTATCAACTCAAGCTGTTTTTGATTTGACATTTCACTCAAAAGCGTCTTCTGATTATCAAACACGTCAAGTAAGTTCAAGCAATCAGCTAGTCGTTTCAAGTTTTCTTGAATTCTCAGCGTTATCACCAAATTCTCGTCAACCCGGTGGATATGGTGGAGATACATTAAACCATGTCGTTTTATTTTCATTGGATGGTGTTTTTAATATACACATAGGTATGCCTGCAGTATTTTTGATTTCATCTAACGCTTATACGGTAGTTGATTTCAAAAGTAATCTTTCAATTACTCAAAATATAAAGAATTTTGTTAAGACGGTGGCAAATCCATTTCTTTGGACTATTACAGTAAACAATGCTCCTTCCGCATCACAATATTTTCTTTTTTCATCCGCAACAGTTGATTATTACGGATGGTTTACGGTCAATGGAGTTGGAGTTGACCCAGCTATTGGGTCAAGAACTGGCGTTGAAATACCTACATTTACCGGTAATACACCGGAGGATGTCGCTAGAATTATAGCGGAAACAATTAATAGTCAAACATTCACTATTCCAGCTCCAGCAGATTTGCCAGCACTTGTTACGGATTCAAAAGTATCTTGGTTCATTAATTTATAGGAGTTATAGAAATGTCTACATTTGCATCTGGCTTAAGCGTTACAGACAGAAATACGGATTTACCATTTTTCCCGAGTTGCACGTGGAATTTGACGCAAGCTGATATTGGATTAAAAACATTGCCGACATTCAATTATATTCAGGCTTTTTTTGACGAATCACTTGGCGTTGAGCCTATATTGGCTATATTTTCAGGGGCATTTCATGACGATGGATCACCGATTTTAAGCGAAATAAGATTTGCATTTAGCGGAGATAAAATACAAATCAAAGGTAGTGGATTTTTTATGACGGGAACAAACATTATAGGTCAGACGGTAAGCTCAATTACTATTAGATCAGCCCCTACAACAGATTTATCAAGAGTAATCGCTTTTGGAGGTATGAGATAGTTATGGAAAATAGCAAAGTTGGAACGTTCCAGCAAAACCCATCAATAACATCACCATTTATACCGCCTCTGCCAGGTGTCCTTGAGGACAACAATTCTGTGGCATTAACGGATAACAATGGTGACGTCCTTATTGACAACGGACAAGGCGCATAAAAATGAGCAAGTATACTTCATATGATAATGTTGACCCACTTGTAACGGACGTCATTGGACTTTCAAGGGCTCCATTTACCATCAATACATTTTTTTCGACAACAATTGCCCAACTTAAGGCTGAAATTGAAGCGATCGAGCCAAATCAGCAAATTGTTTTTGGAACAGGGACTGGGGTTTCATCAACCGATGAACTGAAATGGGATGGCTCATCTTTATTGATTGATG